AGAGTCATCAGCTCGCAACTTACTAAAAGCAAAGTGGCTTGCAAAAGCATTGCTACCAGTGCTTTTAAGTGTAACAAATGGAGATAACAAACTAGAGCTTTCTATGGTTAGGGTATCTGCATCCATAGTGATGGCATTGGCAGCGGCCTCTAGCGCTATATTCCCAGCAGCATCTAATGTTATATTTCCGTCAGCAGCTATTTCAAAATGCCCAAGATCTCCAGCAGTATCTACGGTGGTAAGTGTCGTTGCCCCATTAGCTCCAGCAACAATGCTAAAGGTGTCGTCAGTGTCTCCTGTTATCGTTATAGTCTTGTCGTTTAGATTAATGTTATCAACATCTAAAGCGGTAAGGGTTCCAAGTGACGTTATGTTTGTTTGTGCTGCAGATGTAACCGTAGCGGCTGTGCCTGTAGTGTTTAAATCTGAAGCAACAACAAAGTCCATGTTGCCGTTAGCGTCATCGTATGTAACTGCTATGTTTGTCTTAGTCCCCCCAGTAGCAACTAAAGGTCCAGCAAAGTCCTCTACTTGTTCTTGGGTAAGTTGAGTAGAAAGAACTGGTGTGGTTGTGATGATACTTGTTATGCCAGTTACATTAGATGTAAAGTATGTGTTTTTGACAGCATCGTATTTAAATACAAAAGCGTTAGAGTTTGCAACCTGAGAAGATATAGAGGATATAACCTCGCTGGCTTTTCCAGAGGTAATCGCTAACGTTACTGCAACGCTACCTTCCCCGCCAGCTACGTTTGATTTAAAAAACAACGTAACGGATGTGGCGCTAGCGTACTCTGCATGAGAAAAAGCAGATGCGGGCAACGTAGTGACATCCGTAGCTGACTTTATAAATAGAAACTGTTTCATTGTTTACAAATATACGGCAATAAAAAAGGCCCCCAAAGGAGCCTTTTTGTTTGTTTATTTAGGTGAGGTTTAATCTGGTGTTCCGCCTGCAGTTGGAGCGCCTACATTAGAGATCTGTTCTGCTACCCAAGCTGTAGCGCTTACACAAGTGCAACGGATTACAACGTTAGCACCAATTGCAAGTTCTTTTCCTGCTCCGCTTACGTTATTTAAAGAAACGTTGGCTGCGTCGTTAGTTTGCAATTCATAACCATTAGCTCCAACATGCAAAACTATAGAGTTACCAACAACTGGTGTAGGTAATACTATTATGTGATTAGCATTTGCTGAAGTCACAGAAACAAACGACGTTCCTGCAGCTATAGTCCCAGTGCCTGTTCCGTCTGCTGTTGCTGTTCTTGCTACTGCTGTGTTTTGAGATCCCACAGTAAATGTAACAGCTTCTGAAAATGTGCTAGTAGTTGAGGACGTAACAGAAGTAGGTAGGGTGGTTTTACTTATAATCTCCCATCCACCATCGCTTACGTCATCATTATCATTAAAGAACATTACAGCAACAGTCTCATTAGTTGTGGCTAAAGTAGTTATCGTAACACCTCCATATTTAATGGTAGCCGCTCCTAAAGGAGAGGCATGGGTTTTTTCAATTACTATTATAGTTCCGTTTTTAATAGTCCCAGCGGCTGCATCAAGATTAATAGTCCCTGCATTTTGTCTTGTAGTAATAATCCTACTAGATAACCCATTCCAATTTACAGTAGCTGCCGTGCCAGCCTCTTGGGTAGGGTAAGATAAATATAAGGGAAATATATGTTTAGTTGCCATAATTATTTTTATTAAATGTTCTCATAACTGCAAATATACAAAAAAGAAAAAGGCCCCAGAAGGAGCCTTTCTCGTAGTTAATCTTATATGCTTTTACGCTACGCTAGCAGGAGCTTCTCCAGATAGGATTACCCATGCGGTTCCATTCCACATAGCTGTAACCTGCTCACCGCCGTTATCTAATCCGATAACATCAGCAGCTGCATTCAAAGGTGAAGCAAAAGTAATGTTAGCATCGTTAGAGGCGTGTGCGTTAATAATAACCATCATCTGCCCTGGAATAGTTCCAGCCGCAACAGCGTAAGCTACTTCAGACGACCCTGGAGTCACAATGTGGTAACTTGTTGTTACCGCTAAAGCGCCAGCTCCTGCAGTAGAAACAGCAGCTGCGTCTAAAAATAATGGGAATACGTGTTTTTTAGCCATAGTTAATTGTTTTAAAGATCAGAGAGAAGGGCCGAAGCCCAACTCTCATCCCTTAGTTAGTATCAAGCTCCGCGAAGAACTACGTGTTGGTTAGCTGCACGAGTCACTAGCTGACACTCAGAACGATAGTGGAACTTAGCAATGTCAGAATCATCTGTCTTATTGCCAATTACTGCTCCACCAGTTACCCAGTGCTCTAGTTCACGAGAATACCCGTTAGCCTCCTTATAAACCATCTCTAGGGCTGGAGCAGAAAGCCCAGACTTAGGATCAGTGTAAGTAGCCATAGGAATCATCGCTCCTCTGTATTCAGCTGCTGTCATTCCTCCAGCAAGCTGAGGGTCATTCATTAGCTTCCAGTCATGCTTATGGAAAGTGTATCCTCCACGAGAGAAAGATTTAAATCCAAGCTTAACAGCCATGTCAGAATCGTTGTTGAATGCTCCAAACTGTCCTGGTAAACCAGCAGTGCTTTGAGTAGCAACTCCGTTAGCTAACATATCGTCAATATCTAAAGAAGTACGACGGTCTAAGTACATAGCGTACTCAGCTGGCGCTCCCTCTTTGTCTAGCTCAATAAGGATATTATCTAATGTAGCCATCTCGTCAAAGATTCTGCTTGTAGCATCGCCTGTAGCGGTAATACCGCGACCAGAAACAGCTGCAAAGTATCCTTCAGATCCAGCAACATCACCAGGAAGATCTGAAATAACTGCTCCAGATCCCACTTGCTGATTTTGATTCTGCTTAGCAGAAAAAAGCATCATCATCTCACGCTTATCCATAAAGCGAGCACGAGTTTCTTGCTCTCCTTTAATGTACCAGCGGTAATCACCGTTCCCGATGTTTACATATCCAATATTAGTAGCAGCAGAACCAGATACCTGGTACATATCTTTAATAATATTGTATGAGTTGTTTAGCTTAGTTAAGTTAGCTCTTTGGTAAGCGCTACGTGCTCCAGCAGCTTGACCCTCTGGGTGTGCACTACCGATAAGAGAAAAAGTCTCATTAGTAGCCTCCATTGTGCTCGTGCCATCGGTACCATCCATACGCGCTACAATAACATCTAGATCAGCTCCAGTAGCAAGATCTGCTGAAAGGTCTACGCTTCTTACGATGTAAGTATGTCCTGTGCCCTGAGAAAGAAGTACATCACCTACGTTTAGTACCTGCGCAGCTTTGGTTACAACACCGCCTAGTCCAGCTCCGATTGATGCGAGCGCCGTTCCATTTACCTTGGTTAGGACCATTTCGATCATCTCAACACCGTCAAATCCAGCGCCATCTTCATCTGCGGTAGTTTCGGTTGTTGCGCCAAACTCAAATGTTGTGTGACGACGGCCCTCCTCGAACCATGTTACAAAATCAGCTGTTCCGCCTGAACGGACAGCCCCTGTCATTTTAAGGAAACCAGTAATACCCTGGTCACCGTAAGCTTTAATAAGCTCATCTTTTACGTCTGGTGCATTATACGCTAGTAGTTGTTCAACAGTAGTATACTTCTCTGGCGAGTTAGTTATACCACCTGATACTGGCGTCTGATCGGCGACGTTACCGCTTGCGACATCTATTGCCATATTTTCTTAGTTTTTTAGATTTTAATATTTAGTGTCCCTCTGTTGCCAAGCTGTTGTTTTAATTGCGCAGCCACAGAGTTGACGTTTTGATTATTTGAGGGCCTAGCGGTATCCATACTTACATTAGCTGCTCTATCAACTAGACTTTTTTGCCCATCGCCTAGCCCCTGCTTATATGCATTGGCTACAATGGAGTCTATGTTGTCTACAACAACCCGATGTGAATTTAACGTATCGAAATCCCACTTTCCATCCTCTTGTATATAGGGTTGGAAGTAATCGTCAATCCGAGCGTTTTTGTCTTTCAAGCTGGTTTTGTAATTTTCATCTAAACCAAAAGTAAAAGACTTTCCATTGCCTAAATCAAACTCAACCCCAGTCATGGAGTCTACTTCTTCAGACATATTAGAAACCCACTCGTCGTCAACTAACGACTTCCTTGAGACTGACGGGTCAGGAGCATTATACTGATTCCTTATGGACTCAATAGACTGCTTAGCCTTACTAGCATCAATCTTCAGTTGCAATCTGGACAGCTTCATCTCTTCCTCAGAATAGAGGTCGGAATCAAGCTTATACTTATCGGAGACGAGCATGTTTATCTCTTCAGAGCTTAAGTTTGGATAGTCCGCAGAAAGGTTAATCCTTACTGCTGTCGCATCATCCATTTCGGATGGGTTTAACGACTGGTATGCAAACCAATCTCTGGGCGGGCGACCTGTTGTTTCAACAAAGTCAGCTATTGCCTGAATACGCTCATCTAATTGACGAGACTCCGATTGCGCAGAAGCTAGATCATCAAAGCTGGAAACTTCCCTACCAAGCTTTTCGCTTAGGAAATTAAAAACTCCAGTTTCAATCTCTTCTTCATTAAATTCAGTAGAAGGGACATCACTCGTAGGTGATGCTTCTTGCTGAAAATTCTGTGCCTCAGGGGCTTGCTCAACTTGAGTCTGTTCCTCCACTGGGGAAGGAGCCTCCTGGGTCTGTTGTGGTTGACTTTCTGTATCTGCCTGTAGTGACGCCTGCAGTTGCTCAGGGGTGTCAAGGAACTCTACTTTGTCAAATGTTTCTTCACTCATATTATATTTAATTAATTATTATTTTATTCTCCTATGTAGCAGATAACCCCAGCATCGTCATCTGCGTCGATGTCAATGTTAAGCCACCTTCCGTATATAGTCAACCCTTTAGGAAAAACACAAGTACCAGCAGCAATTGTTGTTCCACCTGACCCGTCTACGTTTGCGCCATCAACACTGTGCCGCCCCTGTGAGGCTGTAGCTGTATTTATACAGTTGTTAGGATCTTCTGCGACTAATGCATCCACAGTCGTATCAGCTAAAAAAGTAATAGCTACTATTACCCTTCCAGCTGGAGCAACTACTGCATTAGCAGTCGCAGCACTGTGCATACTTCCAAACTGACCGAAAGCCATTTGGTTTGATTTTCCGTTATTTGATAATCTACTCATTTTATCCTAATGTTACTGCTGAGCTGTCTAATCCAAACACAGCAAATTCTATAATACTGTCTACTTTTGTAGCATACGCCTTATATGTTTTATCTACAGCTACTGGGATAAAACAAAACTCCCCACCTCCCAACTTGGATACCAACCCATCAGAGTCAGTATCATTATATATATATACAAAGTTTTCTTTTTCAGTTTCTAAGTTTTTTATATATAAACAAGCAGACACAAGTTTATCATCCGATTTGTACACGGTTAATGCAGCAGCATCAGGAGCGGTTTTTAAAATTTTACCTCTTCCCATATTTCCGCTATCCGCTTCAAACGAAGCAGAAGTAGATAGATCTACTGCGGTAGTTAAAACATCCGAAGATGTTAGTCTTATTAATGCTCTTAAACTGCCCATTATGACTGATAAATTAACATAGATTCTAGCGTCATAGCCGTCCCTACGCTAGGTGTTATTTTTATATCTCCTGCGTTAGCTATAGGTTCTACTGTCTGAGCGTTTGTTGCCGTTCCATTACCAGCGGTAGTAGCCACAAGGGACCCCGTTGTTGTAGCGGCCATATCGCCAAGAAGTACATTTTCTAAGTTATTACTGCTCTTAGCTACAAACGTTATAACACCAGAAGCATTCGTTGCGGTCCAGTTAGGGAATCTTGATGCAGAAACTAAATTAGCAATGTTTGTTACGTTTGAGTCGGCAGCCGTAATAGTAACACCGTCAAATACAATTGTATCTCCAGCCGCATATGTTGCTGCGAGCGTACAAGTAAACTGCTGCTTTACTCCGTCTTTTGCAGACCAAGGGAAAAAAGCAAAGTCTCCTGCGTATAACTTACCTAAAACAGTGTCATCTATACTTACAGTAAAAAACTCAGTAGCTGTAGTAGATGTGTTTCTTAGAAATACTTTATGAGCTAAGTCTGCGGTGTATTCGTCGGCTTTATAAATAGTATATCTATCTTGCGATGAGGTTTGTCTACTGCTTAAACCCGAAGCCTGATCGATACCCGTGCTGTTGCCTGCTTTAGTTAAAACAGACGAGGCGTTTACGTTAAAAGAAGAGCCTACTAAGCCTGTTCCTGAAACGGTTAATACTGCGGTTGTGGTTGCCATTTTTTATATATTTTTTAAGCTGTGACTGCTGATTGAGAGAAGACGCCAAATTCAATAGTGAGAGCCCCGCTAATATCAACGTCTATATCGTGATGACCATCCCAAGGCAAAAAAGCCCAATCACCTGCGTATAACTTACCTAAAGAAACATTAGAAGACCCTATCTCAATGTTGACAAAATCAGCAGGGGATTCGGATGTGTTGCGAATGTAAACTTTATGTGCGACAACGTTTGAGGAGCCGTCAACAGCTCCAGCATATGAAGCCGCAAGCACAAGCGGAGTAGCGGTCTGAGCCGAAGCATAAACCAAGGTTGTAATACCTGTGAATTGATTTAGGCCAACCTCTTCTTGAGCTTTAGTTAGCGTTGCTTGTTTACTTAAGTTTAACGGATCTCCCGTTATGTCTTGGGAGTTAAGTGTAATTGTCGCGGTAGTCGTAGGCATTGGAGGTAGTTATTTATATGCAAATATAGTTATTTATTAGGTTTCTTTTTTATTGCGAATCTTAGCTGCTTCTTTTTTGCCAAATTCACTTCTTACCCTAGCCATAGCCCATGCATGTTGAGAGACTCCAGGTCTGTTGCCAGAGCTCATGTAGGCAGCCAACCCTCTCTTGTATACTTCTTTTTGAGCAGCACTTAATCCAGCCATACCTCCTTTCTTATATTTTTTCACTATCATAATGAATCTCTTTCTTTCATGAGGGCGTCTAGGTTTTTAGGGTACGGCTTGCCTTTTTTATATATAGCCGCTATTTTGCGGATTAACTCTGCACGACGAGTAGGGTTTTTACTACCTTTTAAATATTTTTTATTAATCTTCAAGACTTAGTATGAGTGGCTGTTTTAAATGTTGCTTTTTTTACGGATCTTGGGTGCGGCGCGTAATCACCCTCCATTAAGTAGTACCGACCCTTTTCTTCCATCCAGTGGTAGCCTTTAGGAGGATCAACATTTACCTTTTTGTTAAATATTTTTAACTTGCTATTTTCCTTTATTGTTTTCATATTACCATTTTACTTTGTTTGCCCAGTAAGCCGCAGAAAAAATTCCACGAGCTATATTTTTAGCGTGTCTAGCTTTAAAAGCTTTATTACGTTTACTTCCGTCAGGACTTCCTGTTTTACCCTGTTGCCCAAATCTTATAAGCTTTGTTTCGCTACCTTTTTTAGCCACGACGACGTGTGACTTTGTAGGGTGATTAGGGGTTCGTTTAGGTTTATTATACCCAGAAACTCCTGCTGAAGTTAATTTAGAATCTTTCTTTTTTACCTTCATTAGAATGCGCTCATTATAATTTCATCAATAACCTCTTGAACATCATCTTCATTAGCCTCTAATTGCATCATAATATTAGCTTGGAACCGTTTGACTTCTTTTCCATCATCAAATACAATAACTGTAGGCACAACAACAATTTTATGTTTTTTCTGCATGTCAGGGTTCGCGGCTATATCTACACGCCTGCCTTTACAGTCGCTAAGATTGTCTAACCACTCAACACTATTAGCAGTATTAAAGCTAGCGTTAAACTCTACAACACATACTCCAGAATTAGGAATACTAACGGGGGCAGGAACAGCATTTACATACACAGCTGCCGAAAATAAGGTGAGCGACGCAAAAGCCGCAAGAATTGTTTTCATGTTTCATCATTTTAATTGATCTATTTTTCGTTCTATATTTTTTAAGTCTTCTTTTATTTCTATAACATCCTCTTGCGTGGTCATAATTGTCTGCCTTACAAGCTGATCCTTCATGTCAAATTCCATACGGGTAATCTCTGGGGCGGTTGGTATAGGTAGTTCCTTTGCTTCCGCTATATCTGCTTGTAAAGCAAACCACATAGCTATTAATGAGCCTAGCCCCGCCACTCCTAAACCTATTGTTTTTAGATCTAATGTTACCTCTGTTTTTTCCCCTATGTGTTGTGCCATTTTTACTTGATTACATAATTTACCCCCATTGTTAAACTTCCTAGGGGTCTTCCCCAGTACTCACTAAAATTTCCTTCCGCAAACAAACCTAAGTGCTTTCCTATGTTAGCCCCGAAAACAATTCCTGCGTTATAGTCTACCCATGTATCCCCTACTACTCTTGAGTAAGAGTATTCTTCATCCCCTAGCTCTTTGTGATAAGGCATTACATTCACCCACGAGTGTAACCAGAAATCTTCTGAGTAGTGGTAAAAGTCTGCACCTATTGCTGCAGAAAGCTGATATTGATTAGGAAGCTGTCTACGTATATCCCTGTTGTAAGTGTTTACTATAGCTCCATATTGATATCGTCTAAATTCTGAGTCAGTTTCTGCAACTAGGTTACCCTCTGGTCCGTACCACTCCCAGTCACTCCACTCGCCTACTGTATAATCACCGTCATTGTTAGAATCTACGTATACCCAGTTGTCTACATAATCGTAGTCATAAGCTAGCTGCCACCACGCTCCCTCATTCTCTTCTATCCAATCCTCAATAGGCGCTACAGTGTAAGCAGGGTGTCTACGCGCTGCTACACCCGCAGTAAAGTTAAATTTATTACCTACTTGAACACGCAGCTTAAGAGCAGTCTCTAAATATTTTATGTCCGCTCGCCCGTTTTCTAGAAAATCTAATTCCGCAACCATCCACTTAGATAGATGCCTAAGAAAGTAACGCTGATCTTTTGACTCTTGACCTGTAAGCCTTACTTCCGAATGCTCGAACACATACTCAAAACCACTTACATTACCTACGTTAGCCTCTTCCGACATGGATACCTCCGAACCATTATAAAAATTAGTCGCCTTAATTTCGTACTTAAATCGCGCTAACTTTCTTAAACCCAAGGAAAAAGTATAATTAGGTTCGTATGCCATAGGTACCACAGTAAGCAACCCATCTATTACGGCATATGTGTCTTCCTGGACCATAGGGTTGGATTGACTGAAGGAAGTATAAAAAGTACTATACTTAAAAAAGTTCTTAATTACCCCCTGGCTTAAACCATGGGTTAAGGTAACAGAAACTAATAGTATGGTTAGTAAGGCTTTACGCATTATTCTAATATATGTTTTACTGTAAAATAATTTGATTATAAAAGTCTTTATCTATATCCTTAATAGGGTTAATAAAATTAACACGACAATATCTATTTATATCCTGTCTTTTAGTCTTGCTGTTTGTAACACAAACATTGCCTGCCTGGTAAGCTGCATTTTTACCTAAAAGAACATCAATACGTTTTTTAATTTTTTTATTTGTAAAGTAGCTCATTTTGTTGTTTGTTTTTACGACACCTCTACGGGTCCAGAAAGCGACAATGTTTGCGGAAAATTAACCTGCAAAGTTGAGCTTCCAGAACTTAAATCTAAAGTTATAGATTCAGATAATCCAGCAGAAAAACTTAAAGTTACCCGCTGATTACCTTTTAGAGTGACAATAGTCGCCATTAGATTAAATCACTAATATCTGCGTTAATAGTAAAGCTTCCAAAAAACCAAGTTTGATTTGTAGAACTTAAATTAGCTTGTATGTCATACAAGTAAGTTCCTTCTGATATATCGGACATAGCTACATGTGTTGCAGATACCGTCAGGGTTCCGTTTGCTAACCCTACAATTTTAATGGGAGCATTAGACCTAGAGGTTGCTGTACTAATAGCCACGTTATCTCTGGTTGACTTATCAGAAGAGTCCCTAACATCCATATTAAACGTGTATGAAGAAAGATCTTTCGCGGTTCCGTCGGCGTTTTTTACAGACACATCAAAGGTGAAACTGTCGCCTTTACGGGCGGTTATGTCCATCTCTTGGGCTATATCTAAGTTTAATGTAATAGGCATTTTTACTGGTTTAATATTTGAGAAACAGATTGATTAGATTCATCTGGAGGGGAGTCTTGAAGCTCTCCTCTCTTTTCTTGTCTTTGGGACATTAGCTTGGACTGCTGAACAGCTTGCTTCTCAACCCTGTCGTCCTTTCTATCTTCTTTTAAAACCTCTATCTTTTCCTTAAACTCTTTGTCGTCAGTTTTAAAGCCTAGTGTAGCTTGAGCTTTTATTATCTCTATTTCTTTTCGGAACTCATGCAAAGCTTTTGCTACTTCAATTTCCGCAGCAGCCTTAGCTTGAATTTTTTGCATTTCTAATTGAGCTTCCGCTTGAGCAATTTGAGCAGTTGATTGTTGTTTCATTTGTTCAGCTTGCATAGCGGCTTGCTGCTGCTGTTGTTGCATAGCTTGTTGTTGCTGCTGCATAGAGGCCATCCTTTTCTTTCTTCTTACCATAAGAAGACGTTGGGCTTGATTAATATCTTTAAGATCCTTTATAGCTAAAACATCTTCTAGGTCTATTTCTTTCTGACCCAAAGAAACTTGTATCATTTGCTCTAAAGCGGCTTTATCTTGAGTTTCCATCTCTTTTACAACCTTTACTCCAAAGTTATACATGGATAAATCCTGAAAAGAAGAAAGAACCTTCATGTTGTTTTCACCTATAGCATTTGAATAAGTTTTAAAAACTACAGACTCTTCAGGTAATATTTGTAAACATTTAACGACATCTTGACAAACCTTTTTATATAACACCATAGAAGCGTTAGTAATGTTATATATAGCGTTATTACTTGCTTGCATAGCTTGCTCTCTTACTCCTACTAACGAGTCTGCTTTAGGAGAGCTTGCGTCCATAACTTCATTTATGCCTGTTGCATCTCGAATTAATTTTAGGTAATGGTTATATATGCCTATTAATTCGTTAATATTTCTAATACTATTCCCTATTTCCCTTACTGGAGGGTTTTGGAAACCTCCCTCAGGATTTTTACTTCTGTAGTAAAATACACCTGTTTGCTCGTATATATCGTGAAGCTCAAGAGGTTGTAAATCACCGCCTTTACCTAGTTGTACATTTTCTAAGCCTTCAATATCTATAATTAAACCATCTGGTTTTGCTTTGGCTATTGATTGTTGGATCTTAAGGTGCGTAAGCTGTAGCATATCCGCAAAGCCTACGCAACTATCAACGAGAGACTTAGGGCACATATCACTCATATTCACCGCAATAGGAGAATACGACATTTTTGCTTTAGATATATCGTGAACGTTTTTTGGAACGTTCTTCTTCAAGCCATAATTAAATAGGTATTCACACCCTAAAACGTAACTACCACCATACACAGTTTCCACCTCCATAGAGTGAGCTGTCCTATCGTATATAGATCCATGTTTAGGCTTGTAATCAGACGGCTTTGGGTAAAACCCAGTATTCCCGTGTCTGTTTTCTTTTTCCTCAAAATTAATGCAGTCTACAGCTAAAAACTCAAAGTCTAATACGTCCACCATGTACTCGTCATAACCATAAGACGAAGAGCTAGATGAGCTGTTTGTTTCCCTGTAGTTTAAAAGAGAGGAGTTGTTACCAAATTTATCTGATACTTTTTGCGCTATAGTTTCGTATTGTTTTTCTGTCAGCTGATCACCTGCTAGTCTTTTTAATTCCTGGATACTTATTCTTTTTGTGTGACCAGCGTATAGGAGATCATTCATTCCAGCATCCTCAGTGCGGCTATGCACAAACCTACTAGGGTCTACGTAATGAGTAGTAATCCCGTAATTAGGGTCATTATCTCTTTTAACCACGGCCATACCACAGGTTACTAAGTCCCCGACACATCTTCGCAGAATACTGTCGTTAAAATCATTCCACTCTAAGGTCATCATAGTGCCTATCTGAGCTGCAATTTCCGCATCGGTTTTTATGCTTGTCCCCATAAATATCTCAGCCTCCTCTAGGGTGTCTGGTATCTGACTTGGATCACCATTTATTTCCATACCCGTGGAATCCTTAAGCTCCATTAACTGCTTTTTAGCTAGCACAGAAGACTCAACTTTCTTTTTTTCTAAATCCTTTTCGGAAGAAGAAAGGGGGTCAATCGCCTCTACGTTAGGCTGAGGGTTTCTAGATAAAATATTGTTAACTACAATCTTAACAAACTTAGGTAATATAGGAACTGGAGTGTAATCTAAGTTTAATAAAGTTCCGCTACTTCCGTTAGGATCTAAAGACGTTAACATCTTTTTGTACGGAGTTGTATCTTGAGTTCCGTTAGCGTATCTTCTACTTTTACTAAAAGTTTGTTCTTTTGTTTTATATAAAGAAGATATATCTCCGTCGCTACCCCATTGAGACTCAATGGCCTGGGCATAGTTTAGCCCATATTCATGCATAGCTTTTTCCTCTGATTTGGCTAGCGGATCTGGAAATCCTTTTGTTTTGCCACCTTTTTTCTTATTGCTATACATTATTTTCTTAATAAGCGCATTTTTGCAAATATACTACACGTACGGTTATTATTAATTAACCTTAAACCTCCTTAGAAATATACTATCAGAAAAATTAACTGACTTTTTCTTTAGTTTAGCTTTTTGAGATGCCAAAAGAGCTAGCCCCGAGCTAATAGTAAGGTCAAACTTAGTTCTGTTGTCTATTTGGTATCCGATCCAATCCTCTAAGGTACGATTAAAACTCATATCTCCCATATAACCCGTATCGTAATTTATACCTACGTGATTATGAATATAAGATTCTATAGCGTGAGCGTGAGCTTGTATAACGTCTTGTGAGTTTGAAGGAATCCCCTTTGTTTTTGATTTTACTACAGAGCTATTAGCAGCCAGCAAATGCTTAGGTCTATCCATTAAGTACCCGTCATACCCCCTAGATTCAAAATGCCTTGCAATACCATATTTATTATTCTCTATTAATATAGGGTACCCATAAAACACAGCTGCCATTAAAACATCTTCATAAAAAATCTTAGCTAAAGGTGGGCGCGAAGCGTATTCTAAAACAAAAGTATCAGAAGGATACTCCATGTTAAATTTATTGTATAAATGAAGAGACCCTTTAGATCCTCTACCGTCAACAGTGGAATCTAAATCGTAGGAGTCTACTCCTCCGCAACCTATATTTGAGTTCGGAGCAATTTTTTGACCTTTGCTTAATAGTTTTTGATTGCTCAACTCGCTTGGCGGCAACCAGGCCACACGAAATCTTCCATTAGGATCTGGAGAAAATACCACCTCCGTATCTTTTTCGCCTCCTTTCCATTGAAAGTTCCCAGATACAACAGGGTTAGGAAACAAATCATCATTATGTTGAATTTGCTCGTATATTTTTCCTATATTAAAAAGACTCCCTTCAATGCTATCCCTAAATGCCTCGTCGGTAGTAAAAGGAAATTGCCTTACCACCTCATTTAACTCAGATGCATCATGCTTTAAACTGTTACGTTCGTTTTTTAAATAAGTTTTAGCTCCTGAAATAATAGAATCACCGTCTATTCCCGATACTGGATCGTTAGGAGTTTCTACTACAGGAAGTCCATACACATCAAAAAAACCTTCTAAAGACTCATAAGCAGGTATAAACAACCTGTATAGGCCCGTTCTGGTTCTTCCGTTAGCGTTTCTTTCATCGGGGTTAGAATCTGTCCATAGGGCTTTGTATTGTTTGCCACCTTTGTCCATAGGGTTTACAGTACTTCCAACCATCGCCTTCCCTACTATTCTTTTACCTACTATAAGGCACGTTCTTTGAATGCGCCACGCATCTTTTATGTCGGTAGGACGCTCCCATTTGCCAGCCTCATCTAAATACAACAGGTGTAGCTTTTCACCGTCATAAGCATTGTTTGTTGTGTTCTTCCAGTTTATAACAGTATTAAGAGCCTCTCCTGTTTGTGAGGTTTTGTTTTTCTTTGTTATTCTTTTAGAAGGTTCCCTAAAAGCTAGCTCCATACGAGGGTTAGTAGTACCATCTTGAATTGGCTTAAAAAAGAATGGATAATTTCTAAACATGTAAACAACCTTTTTCATAAAGATGTTTTCTTGAGCGTCTTTACCCGTCTTTGATTGTATACCTATAAGCTTGTCTTTTACTTGCGTGGCCTCATCTACAAGTACGGATGAGCATATATTAGTGTAACCGCTACGGCGGCACTTAGTATAAAGCTGACCAATACAACGAGAATCGGACTCGCAGGCAGCCATGTGTAAAAATATATCTCTTTGAAAGTTTAAAAAATACGGATATCCTATATCTAGCTTAGTCCATTGGACCATCATGTAGTGCCTCCCCGTAATATATGTAGCTGCACCGTTGTTATAAAACCAAAAGCCCTCACGCCTACGCCTAAACTCTTCCTCGATATATGGACGAAACCTCTCTCTAAACTCCCTTGGAGTTTCCGCCCACTCATCCATAGAACGAATACGAGACAGCTCCTTCGGCATAGGTAGCCTTTCCCACATTTGCATAGAGTTTGATTTTTTATATCCGAAAATTTCTTTTTTCGGCGGCCTTTTTGGAAGGCAAATGAGTAACCCACCGAGTTTAATAATTTCACCCTCTGTACCGTTGGGGCAAATTTTAATAGCAGGCTCATCATATTCGTCTAGATCTAACAATGTAGACATTAGTAACTACTACCATTTTTATTCATTCTTCCAAGAGAAGCAATCCCATCTTTTGTGTAATTTCTTTCTTTTTCAATTAGATTAAGATACTTGCCGCACGAACACTTAACATCATGAAGAGCCTCTCCGTCAATAAATCTAATAGTAACGTTTGTTTTTTCTACAACGTCATCGTTGCAATCGCATTTATATTCTGCCATTTTATTTAATTTTATTTTTTATCGTAAGGAAACATTTTATTTAAAGATTCTTTACGTTCAGCGCACCCGCAAGGTTTTTTAGTAACCTTTTCAACTACGCCCGCTAACTTTTTAATACCCGTAGCGGTAGTTATTTTTTCTATTGTGTCACCTAAACCTTTTGACTGGTTTGAGGTTTCTTGAGATTTAATTTTTTTATCCATCGTTTTTTTTAATTCTGTGTTTTTTTCTTTTAGATTTTTTTAGCCTAGATTTTTCTGGAAGCCCTCGGTTCTTAGATGCGTCCATTACTATTAACACATCCCCCTCATGGTGTATATCTTTTCCGTCACCTTTTTTCACTCTACACGCTTTCTCTAGTTTTCTTCTATTGCGGTTTCTTATAACCCTTAGTTTTTTTTGCTTTTCAGTGCCTTGAAACTTTTTGTATTCATCTTTATAGTCTCTTGCCATACCCCTAATATAACACAGTTAAAGTCCCGTTAAACTCAAAAACACTAGTGTTGACTGAGCTGTGTGCCGTAATAGTATACACATAGGTTCCTGTTGCAACATTAGCATCCCATTCATCCGTTGAGGAAGCGCTGATCCAAACCAGTCCTCCCCATCTATTGTATATACGCACCTCCCATTGAGCCCAGCATGCGCCATCTGCAACAGCCTTCCATGTGTCGTTCCAGCCGTCTCCGTTAGGAGTTACTACGTTAGGTGCATATATAGAGGTTTCATCACACGGAAATTCTTCTCCGCATATTAAACCCGTATTACAGTCAATGTATACAGACTCTACTAAATACTCGGTTATAGTATCTGTTTCATAAATGTATATATAATCATATACTACAGTTTCTATAGTATCTGTAACATACAGTGTGTCGGTTGTTATCCATTCAACGTCTATGTACTCTACTATAGTGTCTGATATGTATAAGGTGTCTGTCGTTACCCATTCAACATCTACATACTCTATTATAGTATCCGTAAGGTATTCAATAACATCTACGTATTCAATAACATCTACGTATTCAATAACATCTACGTATTCAATAACATCTACATACACGGTGTCACACGCAGGTGGTGCACAGTTTATTGCAAAGTTGTTAGTAAGATCTATATCAGGATAATTTTGAGTTTGGTTAAACCCTTGATTTAGCGCCCATCCGCCTTCCTCTGTTGAGGCTGTTCGAGATAAGTTTATTTGCCATATTACTAATTCAGTGCATAGGCTGTCGTTAGCGAGTATCTCTGTCCAACAATCGTTTGTACTTGCCCCTGTATCATAAACATTAGCGCTCCAAGTATCACCGCTTTCTAATATTTGATTCCCGTAAAGAGTAAACACTTTAAATGTCCAACCTGGGTGATTGACCCCAGTCAAACAATCCAACCAATTATAATCTAATCCTTCTACATGTAAGCCTAAAACAAGATGACTAACAGTTGCATTGTTAGTTACATGAGAACTAGCACTACTTTCACAAGTAGTACCTTCAGACGTGAACTCATTGCATCCACAATTTTCGCTATTGACAGCTTCAATAACAATATCGCCTGACGCGGCATCCCAGCTACTTATAGCTACATCACACTGCCCGTATGCGGAATTGTTAAATACAAAAACGCTATACAGAAGCCATATTATATGAAATAAGTTTATTCGCATGAAAGCCCGTAGTTTTCTAAAAATAACAATAAATCCTGAACATCTACCGCCCCGTTATCATCTAAGTCTCCAGGGCACGACTCTACCTGTATACATGAAGCATAATTAGGATGCTCCGTAAGAAGCGGGTATACAAACCCATCCCCGTTTAGAATAAAAGCAGTACCTATGTCCGCACAGAATATTACAGTGTATCCTCCTGCAGGCAACCCAAAGTAATGGGATCCCCCATCACAATCTTGGTATTGAAAATTTGTCCATTTTTCAGCTCCTACAGAAGTGAAGACGTGTTGGTTACACTGAGACGAAGCAGAGTAAGATACAAAAATCAATAATAGTAATGCGACAAGTTGTTTCATATAACAAATATACGCTATATTTTAGCATTGTCAGTGTAGTTTAAAAACAACTCTAATTGCTCCAGAACAGGAATACACTCTTCGCTTATTATATCGCTAGTATTTTTGCCAGCACCCCAGCGTTTAGACCTTCTTTCTTTGTAGTGATGTTTTGAATGGCAGTTAGCACATAAAACTTCACATTTTTCTACCTCAGCCTTTACCGTTTTAAATATATAACCCTTACCTATAAGGGTGGCAACGCTTTTTTTTTTGTTAGAGGGATCTTGATGGTGCAGCTGTAGGCACCTATAGTCTTTTTCCCCACATGCAGCGCACCCAACTGTAGACTTATATTCATCTACCCAACTATATATCTTACTTTTTCTTTGGGCAATATTTTTTGCGCGGCAAGGTATACAAGAGTTAAAATAATCATCGCTACCAGATCTGTGATAAAACCTATCTAAGGGTAAAACTCTTTGGCAAGTTTTACAACGTTTCACTTTGAAAACCTTTCCGCAAACCCTCCAGAGTAATCTTTCGATTCACTGATTTCACCGCTACTTTCAAGATCTTTAACCATCTGTCCTAATCTTTGCCTTTCTATAATAAGCTCCTTACAATCTGTCGCCGTTTGCTTTATTGACTGCAACTCCGCTTTTCTAGCGCTGCCGTTAATCTCAGGATCAACAGGTTTTTTTATTTCCTGGATCATATTATTAATTGCAGCCTCCATACTAGACATAAGACTTCGAGAAGCCCCTATTGTTGTAAATTTAGTTTTCGACATACATAAGGTCTTCTGCGCGGGTTCTATAATAATTTTTTCCATCTACCACTACCCCATAATCTCGGTTCCTGTCAATGCCAACAATATCTCCAGGCTTAACGTTTAGGTACTCGCAATCTTTTGAAGCAAACGCTACCCTTGCTTTTGTTGGGGGTTTTTTAGAGCTTATTATTTCTATAGTTTCAGACTCTAGGTCATCTTTATGTTTTTCTTCTACAAATTCAAGCAAGCACCAAGAGGATAAACTACTTACCTTTCCTGTTTTCGCACACTTATGAGCAAAGGCTTGTGAGTCCATAGCGATATCAGGATGATATCTAACTGTATAGTGGTGCTCATGTCCAGGCAAAGGAGAACCACCTTGAACCACCACATGGTGGTGAAAGTATATTGTATCACCTATCTTAACTTCAGTTTTGTGCCTTGCGGGTAGAGCCACTACTTTACCGTCCATAACCCTATGTCTAAACTCATCATATTTAGTGTCCATAAAAATTTCTACACCTCCTGATAAAGTAACAGACTCTTTAGTTTTTTTAGGGATCTCAACAACAAACCCTTTCATAGACTTCATGCTAAAAATTTAAATTATACTCAATAATACATGGCATGTCATCAATGCCTTTCCATAAAACCTGGCAGTCATCTATGTTTAAATAAACTAGATACCTTGTCTTGCTATATTTATGCAGATGTTTATCATCTAGAATTATAGTAGACACCTCACCGCCACCTGCCCTCATGCCAACATAATAAGCCATGGCGTTTTTAGGGTCTTTACCTATAATAATTTTTCTAATAAGTCCTTCCATTTTATTCTAATTCTATACCTGTTCCATCTAAAAGATCACTTAAGTCTATATCGTCGTCATCGTCGTCTTTCCAGGTATCGGTTACAAAGTTAATTATGCTTTTTAATTCATCATCAGACTCTATGTGGTAGCTATATATAGCTTTTAGTCTTGTGTTTCCTATAACATCTTCGTCTAATATCCCAACAACCATAAGTTGCATCACCCTGTCTCTTACCCCATATTTCTCAATCACTCTTTCTAGATCAAAAGATATCTGTTGAATTTCAAATAAAAACCCATCTTCTTCCATATCTTTACAAATAATTTAGTTTACCCCTATGCCAAAAAGCCGCGTTTCTAAAAAAAAACTATTTCGAGAACACTCGAAGCTAAATCAAAGATACGTAAAAAGAAATCACCTAAAAAGATTGCGGTCCGTTATTTTATCCACACAGGATAGATATGACATATTCCAAAAAGAAATTTTCTTTATGCTATGGGCTTATGATCTAGAGTTCTGGACTCTTAAGCATGCATCAGAAGATTACGGTGGGAACGCTAAAAAGCTAAGAGAAAGGGTTGTGCAACCTTTAGTTAAAGAAGGGTATGTGTATAAACACTTTGATAGGCTTACACCTTCTCAGAGTTTAGAGGATCACTTGTTTCGGTCTGAGACAAAGTACAACTACAGGGTACGTTACGCTCTAACGCAGAAGGCTCGCCTGTTGGTCCAGGACATTTACAGAAACCTTGAGGGTTAGTGCATTTTTTTTTAAGGTCTGTCATTATGCTGCACTAATAATTTTGTCAGTAACAGGTGCTAATGCCCCACTATTTGTAAGTCCTGATTTAGCAATAAAGTTTAAAGTAATGGTATATTTATTACCGCTCCCAACAGCGTCAATACCGCTAAAAGGGCTTGCCGTAAAGTCAACACCTTGAAAAGCAGAACTAGAGGCATCTGCATTATTTAGTATGAACGCCCCAAGTAGATCTTGTAATACTGCTGGTGTCTTATACACATACAGCGTTTTGTTAGACTGCGTAACAACAGGATCTAAAGCTACGCCGTCTTCGCCATGCGTATGAACTACAGTTACATTAGCTGTTACTCCAGTTATTCTAGCATATTCAGCAAAGCTATTATAGTTTAAGCCTCGCTTTGTAGCTCCTTGAGCATCAAGAATAATAGCTATGTTTTCATCATTTGACGACGATACGTTTAGCGCCCCCCTTAAAAATAAGGCTGTAAATGGTGTGTCCTCAAAAGAACCGCTATCGCTCGTTAAGCCCGCTCCCAGTCCTATCATTTGTCAAAAAAATTTGTTACTTCTGCTTTAGATAAGAGAAGTGAAGTTTCAAAATCTCTATATGTTATAGTTACATCTTCCCCGTCTTCCAAAGCTTTAGCTATACTAGGGTACACCCTCATATATGCTAATGTTGATCTACCTATAAATCCGTTTTCTTTTATGTTGTTGTTTTCTTGCGTGTCACCAAGTAGTAAACACCCAGCAGTATCCTCGTCAGTGTTACCGCAGTGAATAAGAATATGCGTAAAATTAGGAACATCAAGGACTTGAAGCATCCCACTATGTATATCAGCAAACCTCTTGGAGTACTTGGAATGGTGGCCGCCCACAGTCCTAAGACCGAGGCAATACTCTCCTTCAGGTATACAAGTTTCTCCCCAAACTTTTTCGGTGCGGCTCTCATCTTCGAGAGTATAGCATAAAAATTTTCTTTTATCATTTGTTATATCGAATAGCAGTCCGTTAGTGGCGTCTTTACCTTTGTTGAACCTTATTACTTCTAGTTTCATTTTTAATTTTATTTAGTCTAATTTTTTCAGCTTCCTTAGCGTGATCTTTTCTTTTCCGTATAGGGTTAAAATAAAACTTATTCAAAGTTTTAGATTTTTATTTGCCATAGAAATTTGTTTTTACGGAAATTATGTTGTAGATTAAGATCAGCAGTCCAAATATACGACTGAATCTTTAATCTTTAATTTATATACTATGAAAAATTACCTTCTTAAATTAACGCTAGCAGTAATAGTATTGCTCCCCCTTATGCCAACGAAGTCTTCTATGAAGAATCATCAGACCCTAAGGATGAATAACGCTCAGATTCAAGAGTACGTGATTACATTAAAGCACTTACAGTCTCCCTTGCCTTGGGAGAAAAGATAAAGGCTAGGAGTTTAACGTACTATAAACAGCGCCCGCTACTTTTTCGTCGTCTCCACTTTCCATTCTTGCTCTCATTATATGAGCCTTTGCTTGTGGGGATAAACCTTCGGTAGCTTTACTTAGGTATTGTATAGAGGCTTGCTGGCCCACGGGCATATTTCCTGTTCTTGTGTTGCCTGGCTTGCTATGATTTCCTAGTATACCTAAAAGCTCCCCTACAGGCGAAGCTGTCCTCCCCCCCTCATTGAAGGACTTTTTTTTTTAACTCTATAGGCCCCGCCCATTTCAAACTTTTGCTGGTGTTTTTTAAGGTAGGCCATAAGGGCTGGAGACATTTGTTTACCTTGTCTACCTCCCTGAGCGTATAGCTTACCTCCTTTTTCATTAGTAGGCTTTTTAATAAGCTTAATACCTCCACCGATAGGTCTATCGTCCTCTCCGTATAAACCCATCTCAGATTGTGTTGGGACGTCACCACGTCCTAAACGGTCAGACCTTTCTGTAACACCTAAGTTTGGCATAGCACCAAAGTTGGGCTTCGGTGTTGTAGCAGGAACTTCTTCTTCTACTACCTCCTCTTCTATTACTGGGTCTTCTTTTTTTATAACCCTTGGCTTTTCAGTAACGGGAACCACTGGATCTTTTGTGTCTACAGGGGTTAAATCCTCTGGTGGCGTTTCTTCTACTACCTCTTCTAGGATTTCTTCTTCTTCTACTGGTTTGTCGCCATAGTATTCAGATTTATCTACACCAAGTCTAAATGCATTAACGTCCACGAATTTGTTATTACGGCCTGGGATGTTAACCCCTCTCGCCATCAGTTCGTTGGCGCCTTTCTGGATAATATTGCCAACTTGTTTGTCTTTTAATTGATACGATCCGTCTTTCTTAAATAGCTTTCGGTAATCATTATTTAAGTTTTCTACTTTATATCCTTCACTTACGTCCCCGTCTTTAAAAGCCATTTTATTAAACCCCTCAAGACTGAGAGGTTCGCCTCGTTGTTTTACTTTAACGAAACTGCCTCCGTCCAATGTGCCAGCTTCATACATTTTAAGAGCTAGTTCACGTGCGTCATCTGGCCAGCCTTTAAAAGCTAGGTCAATTTGATCTTGAGTCAAAGGGGTTCGGTCTCGTGTGTCTTTACCGCTCCAATCCCCAAAAGCTGAGTCTCCAGCTGTTTGCCGTGCTATTCTTTCTTCGTTTGTTTCTCTCCTTTCCTTCTCCTCTTCCGTTGGATGAGTACCACCATGTTCATACATACGCCCCCCCATAGCAGCGTTAAACAAAGACTCATCAAAATCTTTTTCAGCGTTTCTTCTTCTAGCGTCCTCCAGCATTGCTTTTCTTGCTCGCTCTTTCATTGCTTTTATTTGAGCAGGGGTCAGCGGAGGAGAATTTTTGTGAGATCCACCTTGTCCGTATGATCGGCCTTGAGCCATTCCGTCGTATAATGCTTTCATATTTATTTATTATGCTGCAGCAAAGACCTCCACATCGCAGGTGCCTCCATCAGCTTGTATTCCTATTGAGTTTATATTGGCTAAACTTACCGAAGCCCCTCCAGCAGCATTAGCATCCATAACAGAGTTATTAAGCAAAAAGCTGTCACCTGCCTCTAGTTTTACAAAGTATTCTTCTCCAGTACCTTTAATGCGCACATTAACAAAATTAGTAGAATCTAGGTTGGTTAACCTAAGGTAATCTAACGTTGCGTCAGCCATTGTTCCAGCAGCTACCGCCGTGTCAAAAAGAACTACCGTTTGCTCTGCTGTATGCAGACAAGAAACAATCCTATGATCTATTTGAGTGACAGACTCCACATGGGTGTTAGTAGAGCCCCTTGAAGCCCCATTTAAGGTTACAGCCTCTGTAATAGTAATTGTTAGATCCGCCATACTGAATGTTTAGTGCAAATATAATGCTTATTCTGTTACTTAAACTTACCCTTACGACCCCTTAAACAATTAGATATAGCTATTGCGTATACTACTCTATAAATAATAAGCTTCCTTGTATCTTTATGTGTATACACAAAACAATTTAATAAGCTTACTCGCTAATAGTGCTAAGGTACTACTTTTTTTCTTGAAAGTCAACCCTAAAGTAAAGGTTTAACAGATTCCGTAAAAATACTGTAAATAAAAGCTTTACGATATATAGTTAACATGAGATATTTAAGATGTTAATAGTATGACAGCGTAAAAAAAGGTTAATTTAGAAACGTGATCCGAACCAAAAAGCGATTGGTAAAAAAATTTTGTGAGAAATGTTTACCCTGGGGATAATGTTATACCTGTAGACGTTAGCAAAGCTAACCCAAAACGCATTTTTCTCCAAACTTACCACAACTTTGTTGTGATTTTGCCATAACATTTAGACTTTTACTCCTTGAGTAACAGCTAGTTACGTAGTTGTACTTCAAGATAAGCTTCACCCCGATGTTTCACATCGTTGGTTATCAAGGTAGGACAACCCCACCCCTAGAGTTATACTCTAATCTAATAACCCCTTTTAGGGGTCTCACTATTGATGTCAATCAGTCCTCACGTCTAGCTAAAGCTAGAGTACAAGTCTTGATGGTCAACGCGCTGAGAATCTTTAGATTCCGTATGTTGATTGGGGATTCCAAAAGGTAGAGTTAGAGGAATAAGAAGAAGGAAGTCTATGACTTCTTCTTATTACTCTTAACTCTTAGAGGCTTCGAAGTTGCAAATTCAAACCATTTAAATCTCATCAAAGATGAACGATTCAATTCTCAAAGATTGCCGTAAGGCAATAAACCAAGCTAAGTATTCAGCAACAGCTGAGAGAAAGGCTAAAGCCTTAAACTTGTTAGCAAAGCTAACCGAAGCAGTTTCTAACCTCGAAGAGGTTAAACCAAAGCCAAAAGCTAAGCCGAAGGCTAAGAAGAAGGCTACACCGAAGGTGTCAAAAGCTAAGTTAGCAAAGCTAACGAAGGCTGAGTTATTAGCTATGCTATCAGCATAGTTCTAACCCCTTTAGGGGTTAAAAAAGATTTGGAATTTCATAACTTCTGTCATATCTTTGCCCCAACATCAATCAGTAAACCATTTAAATCTCATCTACGATGAAAGACATTAATTTCAAAGACTGCCGTAAGGCAGTAAACCAAGCCAAGTTCAGAGCTACGGCAGAGCGCAAGGCACTTGCATTAAAACTGCTAAAGCAGTTAACCGAGGCTGTCTCTAACCTCGAAGAGGTTGAGGCAAAACCATCAAAGTCAAACCCTCTGGCCCGTAAGGCATCTGCAGGTAGGCCGAAAAGCCGTAACCAAAAGTTGGAACGTCAACAAGCTAGGGACAACGTAAGTACTACGTACTTAAAGCCTGAGGCTGAGAAAAGCTACCAAGCGCCCCGTAGGGAGGTGTACACACTCTCCGAAGGAGAGACAGTCGAAGTTGCTATGGCAAAGCTTCGCACTAAGCGTCTTGCAGATGCAAAGGCACTTGCGATTACTGAGTTCGAAAATTCGATTGCTCCCTTCTAACTCTTATAAGGTTTAGTATTATATATCTCTTCATTTATGAAGATATATAATACAAACCATATTAGTATCATCAATTTTTATAAACCATTTAAACCCATACATCATGGATAAGAATATCAATATGCAAGACTTTGCACGAATACTCGTCAAAGCACATTTTCCAAAGGCAATCGTTTCTCAAAACGACACACTAGCTCAGGACCTACGAATACAAGCTATGAAAAACCTTTTCGACGGCTTAACGTTTGACCAAGCAACCACCACAAGCGAGTGGGACGCACTAACGTGTGACGATCAAATGACGCTTGAG